GAGCATCTGTGCCAAGTCTCCATATATCAGAAGGCCACGGGGCTAGAACCTAGCCTTGCCTATTTATCGGCAACAGGCGCGACACTATTTACACCCGAAAACTGCGAGGAACTACAGCCGGAATACATGGCGTTTTGCCTCGAAGAAATGCGCGGCAGAGCTATCCGCCGTCAGAACCTGTTGAAAGTATCGGATGACCCCAAGGTGCTAGCTGGTCTGCTAGACCCAGATTTTCAGCACCCATTCTATTGGGATGAAGAACATAAAGAGGAAGCAAAGGAGCTTTGGAAAACATGAGCAATATATTCGCAACCATGTCACAAATCGACACCAGAAAGATTGTCGAGAAGAAAAACGGCTTTACATACCTTAGCTGGGCGCACGCTCTGCGGCTGTTAAAACAGCACGTTCCAGATGCTATGGTCACTAAGCATATTTTTAAGCAGGCTGATGAAACTTATTTGCCCTACATGATAGACGCACAGGGCTATGCCTATGTGCAGGTTACTATCACGCTCGGTAAAGACCAGCCAGCTACCACCGAAATTATGCCAATCCTGAACCACGCAAATCGGCCTGTTCAAAAGCCCAACAGCTTCGAGGTTAACGCCTCCATCCAGCGCTGTATGGCTAAGGCTATCAGCATGTCAACGGGATTAGGTTTACATCTTTATAGTGGGGAAGATACACCCCAACCATCACCAGTTTCTGCTGGCTCGGACAACTCCGAGCAGAAGGCAGAGAGGGAGGCGGCATCTGAGCAAACAGTAAAAAACCGTGATGTCTTTATCAATACCGAGCGTTCGGATGCCGCACAAACCCTTAACAAGATAACGTCACCCCTGTCCCTAGAGGATGAGGCAAGACTATGCCCAGATATGGACGCTCTGAAGGCGCTGTATAGCCGCAAGCCAAAGTGGTCTGCGGAGGAAATGGAAGTATTCAAAAACAGAAAACAGGAGTTATTGAGCAAATGAACAGTTGCACATTTTGCGGCAGATTAGGCCGTGATTCTGAAATTAAAGAGGTTGGCGATAATAAGTTGCTATCCTTTACCCTTGCCTCTGATACAGGCTACGGGCAGAACAAATCAACAATCTGGATGGACTGTTCCATCTGGGGTGAGCGTGGGGTGAAGTTGTCTGAGTACCTAAAGAAAGGCACAAGCGCCACGGTCATAGGCTCAATCTCTGAGCGCGAGTATCAGAACAAGGAAGGCCAGACAATTAAGGCCTTGCAGATGCGCGTTAATGAGATTGATTTCAGCAACCCAAAGCCAGCCAGCAATGGTGCGGGGCAGGCAATGGACGATGAGATTCCCTTTTAATGTTTAAGAGGGAGAAGCGGAAAACAAAGCAATCGCGCTATCCAACAGTCGATAATTATGCCGACTGCGTTTATTGCGGAAACCGCTTCAACTATCGGTATCAGGGAACAATCACACTAGCGGGAGAGGAGTTTTGTAACGATGTCTGTGCTAGAGAAAATTATCTTAAACGTATTCGGGAAAACGAAGAGACAATCCCCTTCGATGCACTATGACCAGCGCATTGAAGAAGTCATCAAGGCAACCAGCGAAGTCACAGGAGTGCCAATCTTGGACTTGCTGGCAAAGCGGAGAACCAGCGCAAAAGAGCGACACATCGCTATGTATCTGTCAGTCAGATTGCTGGGTTGCTCATATCCAGAAGTGGGCAGGGCATTTGGGCGTGACCATTCCACCGTCTACTATGCCTGCAAGAAGCTCGACAAAAGAGGGCGGGGAAGGTCAAAAACCAGCCGAATTTTAAAGGAAATCGAGCAGTGTCTAGCCGCATGACACTTAGGTACGTCATCCATGACGAGATAAAAAAATACGAGAAAAACGGGTGGGTTATTGTCTCCCACCTGTCTTATCCTCATAGCCAGCACGCAGTGCTAATGAAAAGGCCGGAATATGGATGACCCAGTAAACCACCCAGAGCATTACACCTCTGGCAAAATCGAGTGCCTTGACGCTATCCGTGCGGCGCTCGGTGACAATTACAAGTATTATGTGCAAGGAAATGTGCTAAAATACATCTGGAGATTTAACCACAAAAACGGGCTGGAAGATTTAAAGAAAGCTCGGTTCTATCTGGATGACCTTATAGCGCATGATGACCCTGCATAATAAATTTGTAGCAGACGTAACTTTATCTCAAACTACCTCCGGCCTAGCTGGAGAATATATAGCCGCCGCGTCAGTCCTTGCTAGGGGCTGGCGCGTTGCTTTAGCGCAACAGGACGCTGTTGACCTTATAGCTTGGCATCCAGATACAGGTCAGATGATGCGGGTGCAGGTCAAAGCCTGTCAGGCAAGTCGGCAAGATTCGGGTCACAAACATCGGGTGCATTTTCAAACAGGTCTTGGCGGCAAGAAAAGACTGCCGACAATAGCCGACTATGACATTCTGGCTATGGTCAGCACAGAGCAAAGGGTGGTATGGTATTTGCCTGTAACTTCTATCAACGTCAAGAAGTTCACCAAGCATACAACATTTTTTGAAGCGACAGACCTCGAATCAGATAGCTGGGCTAGAGCAGTGGAGATAATAAATGAGACAAATTCCAAATCGCAGACCGTGCATAACAACCAACGTGGGCGCAGGCATGGCAGTAACCGTTAGCTTTTGCCCACAGACGGGTGATGCTATCGAGGTGTTTATGAGTGCTCGGGGCAAGGCCAGCGATAACGAAATGACGGATGCTATGTACAATTTGGGCGTTACTGCTTCCAAGCTGATGCAGGGCGAGTTTGACGAGGCGATATAATGGATGACAGCGTAGACAAGCTAGTAAAGCAATTAAAGAAGCATGAGGGCATAGAGCTAAAGCCCTATAAATGCACCAGCAATAAACTGACCATCGGCATAGGTCGCAACCTTGAAGATGTCGGCATCAGTGAGCATGAGGCCGAGTTTTTGCTGATGAATGACTTGGATACTTATATGACAGCCGCCAAGTCTTACAACTGGTACGCTGGCCTGAACGATGCGCGGAAGGCGGTTATCGTGAATATGCTTTTCAATATGGGTCAGACCAACTTCAATAAATTTCTGAAGATGAAGCAGGCTCTTGATGTGGGTGACCATGCTGAGGCCGGAAAGCAGATGCTGGATTCGAAATGGGCAAAGCAAGTCAAAGGCCGGAGCGCAGAATTATCTAAGCAAATGGAGACAGGCAAATGGCAACAATAATGGATGAATGGAAGGTGATGCCTCGGCTGGCCTTCCTAGCAATGATTATAATGGCCTTCAGGGTTGTCGAGTGGTATATGACCCTGCCAGCCGCTGAGGCCACTGTGGAGCGCTCTGGCTTCGTTTCTGTGGTGGTTGGTGCGCTGACTGGCGCTTTTGCTGTATGGATAGGGAAAGAGAAATGATACAGGCATTGATACCTGCCGTTAGCGGCATACTAGATAAATTTGTTGAGGACAAAGACACAAAGGCCAAGTTGGCGCATGACCTAGCCACTATGGCGGAGAGACACGCTCAGGAGCTTGCTAAAGGGCAGATAGCGGTAAATGCAGAAGAAGCAAAGTCAAAAAACATATTCATCGCAGGTTGGCGGCCTTTCGTTGGATGGACTTGTGGACTTGCTCTGTTTGTGCATTTTCTTGCTATTCCTATTTGTGATGTGGTAACGGCCTATCTTGGCTACCCAGCGCCTTCGTACCCTGCGTTTGATATGGACACGCTGATGACAGTTCTTCTGGGGATGCTTGGCTTAGGCGGCTTACGCACATACGAAAAGCAGAAGGGCTTAACCAAGTAATGCCGGAGTGGTTGCAATACTGGCTGGTGGCTATGGTTACGCTGAATACCACCGTTAATCTGATAGTGTTTTTCAGAGGCAGAAAGTTCAAGTCATAAGAAAACCCCCCATGCCGAAGCACAGGGGGCAGTCAGGGAGGAAAGGACTGACATCAGAAAGGAGTTAATGCTGGCAGTCCTCTCTCCTTTCTACAAAAGAAAGTGCCGCCGCGCAAGATGTAAATGGTATTGCCTGCACCAGCTTGCTACCCGTGAATATTTGCACCAACCAATCACCGCTTTTCGGGCGTTGCTTTATTTTGTGCCTATAAGTTGTTAGCCAC